AGTTGATCGAGCAGCACGACGACTGTTGCGTTGAATCCCATTATCCCGCATCCCTCTCTGTGAGTTCGGCGGAGAGGGGCGGTGCTTTCATGTGACATTTGATGCAAAACGCAGCCGATGGCCAATTACTTCTCGTTGGCTCGACTACGCAGATCATATTGCCACGCGCATCAACAGGAAAAGCGCCCCACTCGTGATCGCAAATCTGACGCGGCATAACCACCATGTCGTCTCCAAGGTAGGCGGAGATGGCTGCGCGGGCGAGTTCATCGGCGATGATACCGTTCATCTGCGCCTGCGCATACAGCGGACGATCTTCAAACTTGCGGTAGACAGCCTCCGCCGCCTTCTCCAGGCGCTGTGGGGAGAGGGTCATGGCTGCTCCATCCGGTCATGCTTGAGTTTGTGTCGCACTCGCACCTCGATAGATTCGGCGATTCTAAGAACCGAATCGCACCGAGCGCGTCCGTGTGCTTGAGCACATTTGCACGATGGGTGTGAAAACTCGCATATCTGTCTCGCGATAGATTCCGTTAATGAAACGGGGGGCATGTCGATATTTGCAAATCTGCGGACAGCCATCCTCACTTCTCCTTGGACTGTTCGAGCGCGGCGTGGCCGGCTGGGGTGATGCGATAGTAACCGCGGCCGCCTTTTTCAATGAACCCGCGATTAAATAGGCCCGGCAGTTTCGATGACACCCATGGCGTATCGTAAAAATGACCGCAAGATTCCGCTATCCATTGAGCCGTGGCATATCCATCTTCGCCGTATCGAACAGGATGGGCTAAATCAGTCAGGATTGCTTGCTGCGCTTCTGTCAGCTTCACTTCGCACCTCCCCGGATGGCGGCGGCGATGGCATCCTCGATTTTGTCGAGAAACTCGCTCGCATCAACTTGACCCATCGGAATCATCCCAACTGCGCCGTAAACTGCCTTCGCACACCTTTCCCTCTCTTCTGCAAGCTGGTGCTCTAGAGAGGTGAGGCGGTCACGAAGCGCGGCGTTCTTTTTGCGCTGTTCTTGGATTTCAGCAGCCATCGCAGCATCAGCATCGCGCTCTAACTGCTCGCCGTATGTCTGCCATTCTTGTTGGCGTATGATTAGATAGCCAGCATCAACCATGATGTCGCGCAACCTCGCAATCTCCGCGTCCTTCGCTTCGAGGGCGTCGGCTTTCTGGTATGCTAGATTGCGTCTCTCGATATCGGCAATCGACCATTTGACGCCCTCGATCTCATCGAACTTTGCTTCCGGATCAATAATCCGCGCTATCGCCTCCCGGTCCAGCGAGACGGGGCGGACAGTGGCGAGCAGGCGCTTGCAGTCGCTTCGGAAGGATTCGCGATACTCGGCTTTGTCCTCAACCCAAGCATGGATCATGTCGTTGATGAGAAAAATCTGCTCTGGCGTTAGCGCAACCGCCTCCAGTTCTTGTGCGGGGTCTGACGGGGCAGAAGCCGTTGTCACCAGCGGCTCACTCTCTCCCGAGGGTAGAGCGCTTAGATCGCCGCCGTCAGATTGGTGTCCGCCGCCGGGGGCTGCGGATTGGATGAGGGTATCCAAGCTCTCCATAATGGACCGCGCCCTGGCGTGCATTTCACAGGCGAACGAGAGCGCGTTCGGTTGATTGTCGAGAAGCCATCGAATGCGGTCAGCGTGGACGCGAGCCTTCGCCACGTCCGCGCTCGGTGGCGTGGGGGTGGCGTCTAGACCGGCTGCGCTCTGAATCCCTGCGGTATCTGTCGATGCAGCACTATCGACACTGGCCACATGATGGCCCGCGCCAGTGACAGCTCTGGCGTCACCGGACCGGCCGCAAGGTTCATCCACAGCGTCAGCAGAAATCCGACCGCATACACCGTCGCCAGCGTCCAAGATGTGATCGAAAGAGCGCGCGCCATCAGAACCTCCTACATACGGGTTATCGTTGATGGCTTGACGAGCCGCCGTGATCCCTCGGGCCTGTCCGGATTTATCAAGTTTCTCGTAAAGAGCTTTGCGGGCAAGATAGAGAGCATTGCCGTTCGGGGTTGATCTGTCGCAGCCAACAAGCCACAGAAGGCCATAAGCGAGTTCGATAGCGGTATCACCCCCCGGCTTCGCTGCCGTGGCGAGGGCTTCGATAGCAGCTTCCGCATCTTGAATTGCTTTGCGGTACATTGAACTTTCTGGATCGGCTGGAATGCCGCCATAAGGAACTCGCTCACCATTTAGGTACATGCAATCAAGTTCTGTTACGGCCAGCTTGCAGGCTTCCTTCATCCTCACCGCATCGCCCGGTGATGTGGCGGAGAGGCGGAGGACTTCGGCCATTTCGCGCAATTCTGATTGAGCGATGTTGGTGCGCTCATAATTGTCAGCGTAGTACTTAGCCTTATCCGCCAGCGCGGCGATTTCATCGGGGCGGGTCATTCGGCAGCCTCCTGAAATAGATCGGTCTGTGCGGGCTTGCGACGTTCGCGCGCCTCAAGAAAATCCGATACTACGATTTCCGTTGGAGGCGACACGCCGCGCCAATCACGCAAATAAACGGACGTATCAATTCCGCAGGATGACGTAAGATCTATGCCGGTCTTGGCTGAGAACTCGCTGTAGTGTTGGTCTGGGGCCAACTCATAGGTCTGCCGCCCGCTGTATTTAAATGGCGCGGACATCTGCGGAATGATGAACACTCCGTAATCCGCATGATCGGACGCGATATCAATGACGTGATATTCGAACTTCTGACCGGAATAGCGCGGTGCCACTCGGCCCTCGCGATTGGTCGACCCGAACGGCGGATTTGAAATGGCGCAATCGAAGTGCCCGATATCTCTTGGCAAGTCGAAAACCGAGCCCTCGATCCATCGCGCCTCCGGCAATATTTTGCGGCCAACCGCGACGTAGCTGGGGTTCTTCTCGACGCACACCATATCCGGGATAAGTCGGTCCCATTGGCATGCGAGCGTGTAGAGATAGGACAGGCCGCCGATACCAGCGCAAAGGTCTAGGATTCGCTTGCCCGAGACCTCAATCGAAAAATCACGAGCCAGCCCGACCGGCGTGAAGAACGCTCCAGCAATTGAATTGATGTGCTCCGCGCTTTCCTGCCAATTCTCAAGGACGAACCAACGCTCGTCGTGAGACAGTATGTCCTTTGACAGTAACTTGACCGCTTCGGCATGAGCCTTAGCCTGGGCCTTGGAAAGTTTGCTCACTCCGCCCCTCCGTTCTGTAACGAGCGGAAGCGGTCGGATAACTCCGGCCACATTGATAGTGCGCCACGCGTTTCAGCTTCCGGCTGGCGAACGCGAGCAACGGCAACCGACTCAATCTCTTCTGACGAAATTCGTCCCCTTCGGAATTGCCGCCGGACTGCCATAAGACGCAGCCAGTTTCGATAATCCTTGGTGATTGGATGACGCAAATCACCAAATTCGCGAAAGAGCGGACGCCAATTCTCGCATGTACCTGCGATGTATTTACGGGCGTGAAGGCGGCAGCACGAACCTCTGAGAGACAGAATGGCATCAATATGCCAATGCCGGCAGCGACCACAAGCATTCCACGGCAGTTCTGTATGCCCCTTCTCAGCCATGGGTGGCCTCGCGGGATTGGAGGAGGGCGTCGGCCATTTGGTAAGACAGTTCGGCTATACGATCTGCGCCGCCAGGTATTGTTGCCGGATGCTCTCGTGTGTCGCCATAGCTGCCGAGCCACCCAGCGAGAGCCTGTCCCGCGAACCAATCGCGCAGGGACATGCCCGACGATGGCACTTTGCTTGCGTTGGCGATGTCCTGAACGTTAGGAAATGGATCGAGAGGCTTTGGAAATGCCGGTCCGCCGTCGTTGACCTTGCTCATTCCTCGCCCCCCGCAGCCTTGAGGGCGGCGCGGAATAAGCCGACGCCTTGGATGACAGGCGTGTAGTAGCGAGCCTCGCGGACAAATTCTGTCGCAAGATCGTGGTTGCTGGCGTCTTTTGGATCGCCATCAATGGCGTTGAGCGCAAGCTGACTGAAATATCTCGATATGTCCGGGTAATTGAACCCAGCATTGCCATTGATATTGCGTAGCTTGTCGTACCAATAATCGAAATATTCAGTAACGGCCTTGTTGCGGAGCGTTAACGGTCGAAGGCGATCAAGAAGCCTCCCGCTAGTTGCGAACATTCCATCAGAAACTTCGCAGTATCCGTTGTCGCGAATCTCCTTGATCTGGACGATCTTCAAATCAAAGACCGCCCAATCTCCAGACTTCCATTCGGTCTGGGTGGATGCCGTCCGCTCGCCTGCTGTGGAATGGGTGGGGGTCATGCGGACACCTGGACATTTGCAAGCGCCGCTAGAATGCCGTCACGGATTTGCTGGTACGCTGCCGACTCCGCTGCCGACCTCGCTGCCGACTTCGCTGCCGACTCCGCTGCCGACCTCGCTGCCGACCACGCTGCCGACTTCGCTGCCGACTTCGCTGTCGACCACGCTGCCGACCTCGCTGCCGACTCCGCTGCCGACCACGCTGCCGACCACGCTGCCGACTTCGCTGCCGACTTCGCTGCCGACTCCGCTGCCGACCACGCTGCCGACTTCGCTGCCGACTCCGCTGCCGACCTCGCTGCCGACTCCGCTGCCGACTTCGCTGCCGACTTCGCTGTCGACCACGCTGCGGCCCTATCGTGCAAATCGATGACGGCCTGCACAGCCTCAGTAGCCGTGCCGGCCGTAGGCAGCGTCACGCGCAGGATGGCGGCATGACAGCGATGCAAAGCGGCCTGCCAATCGTAATCGTCGGGCAGGGCGTGAAGCGTTTCGGCAAGCTGAACATGCCACTTGGCGCTCTCGCCGTTCGGCAAGCCCTCGAAGACAGAGTCCTGCAACAATGCAAGCCATTCAGGGTAGCCGTAGTGTTTGGCGACCTTGAAGTGCTTCTCGTCCATGTCAGCGACTTCATCAGGAGTTGCATCCGGGAAGATGTGATGCAGATGACAACCGACCGAGCAGCCCTTGAAGTTTTCATCGTCGCCCTCGCCGTAGGTCCGGCGCAGCAACATATCGGCCTTGAAGTGGGCAACGGACTGCTCAAGCAATTCTGCGCGCTGTTCAGCGTTCATTGATGCACCTGTTCTGATTTGCGGGAGAGGGGACGGGAGGCGGAGCGGGTTTCGCGCAATTCCGAGCAGAGAAATTGCAGGCTCGCCAAAGCAGCAAGCAGACTGCCTTCCTCGTTTGCGATGAGTTCTTCTGTCGCCGGATCAATACGGAGCTTCACAAGCTCGCTGATCGATGATGCGAGGGTGCCGACATGGGCTTGCGCCGCGAGGTGTTGTTGAAGGGTGGGGAGGATCATTTACGCCGCCTCCGCAACAAGATCGGCAGCGCGCATCAACTGACCGGCGCAGTCATCGCCAGCATCCGCAATGGCCCGCGCATCTTCTTCATCAATCCGCCCGCAGGAGATCGACGCCGAAGCATCGGCCATCAGTTCTTCGATGTGATCTGCAACGACCTTGGTGAGGCTGCGGATGTATTCCGCGCGGCCTTCCAGTTCTTCCGAACCGGCGCGCAGGCCCATGATGAAGGGATCAAGATTGGCGACCTTGGCGAGGAAATCAGTCTTGGAGGCTTCGGCGTTGAACATGGCGCTCTCCCGTGGTGTGGGGAGAACCTACTTCAAGAAATTTGAATGTGCAAGAGGTAACTTCAAATAATTTGAAAAAATGTTGTTCATGATGAATTGTGACTTTACTCCTAAAATCACCGGCATTAAGCTATGTTCGTGGAATGTTCTCCTAAAAGGGTATTATAATAGTACAGGAGGGGTGCGGCATGGTCGGAGAAGCTCAGGGATGGCATAGGCGCCACGCAATCGGAATCGCAGCGCAGTTGCCCGAAACGCCAGCGGACGCGCTGATCGTCCTAGAACTCGCTAAGAGCCTTGTAGAGGGTTTTCTGTGCGGGCGGGATCAGGCGCCCTTAGAGCGGCCGGCCGTGGTAGTGGCGTTCTCCGCAGCGGATGCTAAACGCTGACGCAGCGCCAAGGGTAAAGCATCTTCCTTGCCGAAATATAGCCAATCCAGGCTCATTCCCGGGACTTTGGCGACGATCTTCTTTGCAGCATCGATAGAGAGCGGCAGCCCTGCCTCAAAATTCGACAGCCTCGGTGCGGTAATGCCGAGATGCGCAGCGAAGGCGCTCGCCAAGGTGTAGCCCTCAGCCTTTCGCAACTGCCGTAAGCGTCTGGCTGTAGCCGAGTTTTTGCCGCCCGTTTCTTTCGTCATGGCATGACGATGCCTCGACTTCAAATTTTTTGGTATCAAAGCTTTTTGTACCTTGTCGCTTCAAGAAATTTGAAGTAGATTAGGTTCATGAGCATTGAAACCATCGAAACTGCTGAAGAAGTTTTTGACGCGCTGGGCGGTAATTCTGCTGTTGAGGCGCTCACTGCGAGCAAGCCCAGCACCGTGTCGAACTGGCGCAGCTTCGGTTCATTCCCGTCGAACACTTACGTCACGATGACGGACGCCTTGCGCGCAGTCGGTAAGACAGCGCCAGCGTCATTGTGGGGGATGCGAACACCCCTCACCGCAGACGAGGCCGCGTCATGAGCGGGCCTTTCGCCAATCTGCAGAAGCATCATTACAAAGCGATCCTTGCCGACCCGCCTTGGCAATTTAACAGCCTTTGGGGCGGTCGCCCGAAGAAGGTAGGCAACAACTATCCGTCGCGAGCGATTGACGCTCATTACGACACGCTCACCATCGAACAGATTTGCGATCTGCCGGTAGCCGATCTCGCTGCCGACGATTGCGTTCTCTTCATGTGGACTTGCTGGCCTGTTCTGCAGGCGAGTTTCAAAGTCATTGAAGCATGGGGTTTCAAATATAAGACCTGCGCTTTCTCTTGGATGAAGGCCGACCCGTATCGTCTGTTTGCCGACGATAAGACGCCGTTCGCAGGGATGGGTTACTGGACGCGAGCTAATACCGAGCCTTGTCTGCTTGCGACTCGCGGCAAGCCAAAGCGACAAGCTGCCGACGTTCGGCAGGGGATCATAGCGCCGCGTCGAGAGCATTCCCGCAAGCCTGATGAAATTCACGGCCGCATCGAACGGTTGGTGCCGGGTCCGTATCTCGAATTGTTTGGCCGACAATCTCGTCCTGAGTGGGATGTATGGGGAAATGAAGCCACCAAATTTGACGAGGTGGCGGCATGAAAACCTTTCACTTCGCCAAGCTGACCGAGATAGGCGACTGGCTCGCATTGGGCTGGCTTCCTCACGCTTCGTTGGCCGGCACTCATCACGGCAACTGGTCTGTTCTGGTCGAATGGATATGCGGCTGCAAAATGGTGAGGCCATCATGACCCATCGCCACTTCGGCCTCTCAAACATGACCGCGCGATCGATTACCGGGGCTGGGCAACCGACCGCGCGCCATCATGCGCCGCCCGTTGAGGCGCGGTGCAATCTCTCATCCTTTACCGCTGATCCGTCGTTCCCACGCTCGCCATTCACGCAGGCGGTACTCGACGCTCTCGCGGTGCTGTTTCTCGTCCTTCTCGCTTCTGCCTTCGGCGTTGCCATCGCCTTGGCTGTGTTCGTCTTGCTGTTTGTCGGAACGTAACAGGTCAACCACCCGAGCGGTTGCAGCCGCAAGGGAAGTGAAGGTGAGTTTCGAGTTATCGTTGAGTGCCTTCGTCATGAAACCAACCATGACAGAGGAAAAATCCAAATGTTGGAGAAGTTGTCCAAAATGAGTATTCGCGCAGCAATGATCGAAATTGAAGGCAGGGCGCCTTTGCACGGCGAATTGCCGCGTTGGCTTTCGAACGTGTCAGGGAAGGCAAAGATTTCCTTCCGCACGGCTCGCTCGCTTTGGAACAACGAAATCAAAAATCCCGAAGATCATCTAGCCGCCAAGGAAATTAGGCGTCTGGCGAAGATCGCAATGGCACAGCGTGAAGCCCGCGATTTGGCAGCGCAGTTCGAAAACATTGCGGAGAGATTGAATGCTAACGACCCGGATTTTTACTGCTCGGATGCTGCTGCGCTTGTCAGGGCTGCTCGCATCTTGCGCGGTATGGATCGCGCCTGAGTTGAGGGATAGGCCATGATAAGATCGGGCAAAGTATACTTTGTGGCCGCTCCTGGTCGCATCAAAATAGGGTTCACGACGAAGCCAGAAGAAAGGCTCGTTGGCCTTCAATCTCATGATTTGGAGAAGTTGACGCCCATCGCAATTATTGATGGCTCACGTTCTTTAGAGAGACATCTCCATGCGATCTGCGCTGAGCATAGAAAATATAAAGAGTGGTTTGAGGACAACAAATTCGTTCGGGAAGTTATTGCGAGAGCCGTTGCGGGAGAAATAGTCATTGAAGAACGAGCGGCTCCGAAGCCGGATGAAGTCAGGAATGATCCAAATTACTTCCTCGTTAGGATGCTTCCTATCTTCGACGCGCGTGCAGAAGCCGCTCGACTTTACCGAGTGTTTCTTGAAGACCTATTAGCGGTCATTAATGAAAGAAAGGCCAAGGGCGCATCTATTGCTGAGTTTGTAGACATCTATCAACGAATGGAGCGCGGCCTAGAGGTAACGGCAGAAGCACAGGCGGAGGTGTATAGATGACTTGCCTCTACACGCCATATGTTTCGCCCATAGAGAAAAAGCTTCGCGAACGGCTCAAGGCTGCACGCGCTCGCATGGAAGGGCAGGCGTGCCGGCGTGAACTAATTCGACCAAAGGCCGCCGCTCTGCCGGTGCCAACGGTCGAGTTACCGAAGCCTGCGCCGGTTGTCGCGGAATCCTGGGTCGAACGCCAAAAGCGTCTCTGGTTCTGGATTGAGAAAGACTTGGGGCCCGTTGGCCCGATTACAATCTCGATGATCCAGGAGATTGTTTGCGATCATTACGGCATTTCGCACAACGATCTGGTCTGTAAGCGCAGAACGATGAACATCGTGCTTCCGCGTCAGGTCGCGATGTACCTCTGCAAAACTCTAACACCCCATTCATTGCCAAAGATAAGCGCGAGGTTCGGCGGTCGGGACCACACCACGGCACTTTCAAATGTCAGGAAAATCGAGCGGCTGATGGGTATCGATCCTGAGCTTGCCAAGACACTCGAAATTCTGACGGCCAAAATCAAAGGAGAAGACCATGCGTGTGTCCCTCCCAGTAAAGATCGCAGAGGCGAAAGTTTCGCTGATGGCAGCAAAGCCACGCAGCCGTCGCCGCGTCGAGATGGAATTGACGCTGCGGGATTTGATGGTTCGGCAGTTGAAGCAAGAAAATAGACAAGACAAAAAAACAGGAGGTCGAAATGAGCATTGAACTGAACGCACTGGAATATCGAGCGACCGTCTTAACTCATGACGCGGACGATGTTGTTCGTCGCGCGCGAATGCTGACCGTTGCGCCGCCATTTGAGACGCGCGCACATGATGAACTGGTGAAGGCCAAGAACGCGATTGAATACGCGAGCCGTCGCCTCGATGAGGCGCTTGCGTTCTATGAATCGCTGCCTGTGGAGCAGTCCCATGCAGCATAACGCGGCAATAGCGGTTGTTGGTGACAATAACCCTCCGGGGCCGATCGATCACGCGCAATCAGTGATTGATGACATCAATACCTGGCTCTCGGACCATCCCGTTATCGAGAACGAAGAACAGGCTCGCGAAGCGAAGCCTTATCTGGATCGTGCAAAGGCCGCCTTGGAAGAAATCGAGTCCGAGCGCGATGGCAAAGTGCGTCCACTCAATGAGCAGGTGAAGTCGATCAATGAGACTTATAAAGCCCTGCACAATACCGATGCCAAGAAGCCGGGCCGGTTCGACAAGATCGTGGTCGAGCTAAAGGCTCGCGTTGCGGCATTCATGCTGCGCGAAGAAGAAAAGCGCCGCATTGCAGCCGAAGAGGCCCGCAAAGCGCAAGAAGAAGCCGAGCGCATTGCTCGGGAGGCGGAAGCCAAAGAGACGGAAGCGCTGGAGAATGCAAAGGCCGGCGAAGTTGTTGATGTGGCGGAAGTCACCAAAGAGGCCGATGAGGCGTTTAGCGAGTTTGAACGCCAATCCCGTTTTTCGGCTCGCGCCGAACGTGACTCGAAGGTCAAAATCGGTGGTGGATTTGATAGATCGGCTTCGTTGCGATCCGTCGAGACACTTCACCTTGAAAGCTACAGCAAGGCTCTGAAGGCGATTGGCCCTCAAGACGGCATTCGTGACGCAATCCTTTCGGCAGCCCGGGTCTATCGGAAGGAATTTGGCGAACTGCCTGATGGCGTCACGGCAACCTATGAAAGGAAGCTGTGATGTTCGGCCAACTCGCTGCGGAATTCCCTCGTGACGCCGTTAGCTGGCGAGCGCAGTCTGTCACCAAAGATGGCTCCAAAGCCATGGCTCTCGCTTACATCGATGCGCGAGACGTTATGGAGCGCCTCGATGCAGTGTGCGGACCCGGTAATTGGCAAGACCGATACGAATTTTCCGGCTCGCGCACCATTTGCTATCTGTCGATCAAGATCGACGGCGAATGGGTGACGAAAGCTGACGGCGCGGGTGATACCGCCGTCGAAGCCGAGAAGGGCGCTATCTCTGACGCCTTCAAGAGAGCGGCGGTAAAATGGGGTATCGGTCGATACCTCTATGCTCTCGATGCGCCGTGGGTGCCGTGCGAATGCAGCGAATACAACGGCAAGAAGCAGTGGCGGCGCTGGACTTCCGATCCTTGGAAGTTCGTAAAGGGAGGGGCAAAGCCATCATCCGATGTGCCTGATGAGAGCCGTATAGCCTTCATCGCAGCTTGCCGAGAAACAATCCGCAAGACTGACAGTGCGGACAAGCTTGGCTCTTGGTGGAATTCCGACGAGCAAAAGAAAGCCCGCCGAGATTTTGAACTATCCAAATCCGAACTTGACGACTTGATGGCGTTCGTTGTCGCGCGCCGTAATCAACTTACCAAGAGGGAAGCAGCATGACCGAACGATATGACGCGGTAACGAGCCGCAAGGACAAGACCGGCAAGTGGCGCAGCACCCGCATCGGTGTTGCGTTTCCCGGCGAGAATGGCCGGTTCAATGTTGTGTTGAGCGCACTTCCGCTGACTGGCAGCGACGGGCAGGCATACATCACGCTTTTCCCGGCAGAAGCCAAGGAAGCGAACAAGAGTGATGATGCGCCGCGATCGCAGTCATCAGGGGGGACTGGGTTCAACGACGACATTCCCTTTGCTCCGGAATGCCGTTGATGGGGGAGATTTGGAAAATCGTGCCGAGTCAACCATGGTGCATGGCATCAAGTGATGGCCGTATCATGGTTGCTCCATATAGCGCGCCAATGCCGAAGGGTGGCGCGCGTCAATATGGCGGCGAGCCAAGTTTTGGGATTTGGAATAAGCAAGATGGCCGTTTTATCACTGTCTATAAAGGCAAGACATACAAGGTACACCGCCTAATCTGCGAAGCATTCAATGGCCCCGCCCCGGAGGGGGCTGACGTTTGCATGCACCTAGATGAGAATTCCGCGAACAATCGCCCAGACAATTTGGCGTGGGGCACTCAAAAGGAAAACCTGAACGCGCCAGCTTTCAAAGCATACTGCTCCGAGCGCACTGGAGAAGATAACCCTTGGGTGCGCGGCCGGCTGAAAGCGAGTCTCTCTTGAGCCGCGCCATGATCACCATCAATGGGAATGCTGACCGCGAGCGAGCGGCGCGATGGGCCATGCAGGCTCCGTCGCGCACTCGCATTGAATTTAAGCAAGCCAAGCGTTCGACGGACCAGAACGCCAAGATGTGGGCCTGCCTCACGGACATTGCATCTCAGGTGCCATGGCACGGGATCAAGCTATCGGCTGATGACTGGAAATTGATGTTCCTTGATGCGCTCAAGCGCGAACTCCGCATGGTCCCGAATATCGACGGCACCGGGTTCGTAAATCTCGGGCGGTCGTCTTCCGATCTTTCCAAATCCGAGATGAGCGATCTGATCGAACTCATCCATCAGTTCGGCGCGAACCACAACGTGGCGTTCCACGATGAAGAATCGAGGGCCGCATGAGCGTTCAAGCGCCCCGCAAATCCCTGACCCGCAACCAGCGCGCCGAGCTTTTCCTAGAGCATCGCGGCATTTGCCATATCTGCAAATGCCAGATCAATGCTGCGCGAGGGGAGGCATGGGAGGTTGAACATGTCGAAGCGCGGGAAATCAGCGGGCGTGACGATTGGGACAATCTGCGACCGGCTCACGTCGCTTGCCACAAGGTCAAGACGGCTTCCGACAAGAAGCTGATTGCCAAATCAAACCGGATTCGTAACCGCAATCTCGGCATCAAGAAGCCGCGCGCCATGACGCGCTGGCGGAAATTCAACGGTGAAATCGTATTCGCGGAGCGAAGCCGATGAGCGAGCCGGTGACGGTCATCATTCCTGGAGAGCCGCAAGGCAAGGCGCGGCCACGCTTCAATGGCCGCTCTGGCGTCTATACGCCGGCCAAAACTGCCGCCTATGAGGAAATGATCGGGATACTCGCCAAGTCATCCATGCGCGGCAAGCCGGTCCTGACTGGCGCGCTGCACATAGATTTGCGCGCGGTCATGCCGATCCCAAAAAGCTGGTCGAAGGCCAAGAAGAACGCGGCGATCCTTGGTGAACTCAGGCCCACGTCCAAGCCGGACATTGACAACATCATTAAGGCCGTCTCGGACGGCATGAACCAGATCGTCTATGCGGACGATGCGGCCATAGCATCGATCAGCGCCAGCAAAGTTTACGGCCTCAATCCATTTGTCGCCGTCACAGTTAAACCAGTATCCGCCGCGTATCCGCAACAATCAATTCAGGAGGGCGCGCATGTCGGATCAGGGCATCGGCCATAATAGCGAAGCAGCCGCACAGTTCAGCCGCGACCAGTTAAAATCGATCATTGAGCGTATCGAACGGCTTGAAGAAGAAAAGAAAACCATCAGCGACGATATTCGTGACGTTTACGCCGAAGCCAAAGGCAACGGGTATGACGTGAAGGCGCTTCGGACGATTGTTCGCATGCGGAAGATGGATGCCAACGACCGGCAGGAGCAGGAAACCATCCTCGAAACATATATGCATGCGCTGGGGATGGTGTGATGTCTCGCTGGCTGCGCCTATACGACGATACGATCAACGACCCGAAGGTGCTGAAGCTTCCCGAGGCTTTGCGTTGGCATTGGATCGCATTGCTTTGTGTTGCGTCGAAGAATGGTGGCGCGCTGCCGACGCTTGACGACATCGCGATCCAGCTTCGTATTACCGCAGCCAAGGCGACAGAAATTCTCGCCAAACTCACCAAGTCTGGTCTTCTCGACAAGACGGAAACGGGATTCGCTCCGCACAACTGGGAAGGTCGCCAGTACAAGTCCGACGTTTCAACTGACAGAGTGAAACGTTTCAGAAACGGCAAGAGAAACGTTTCAGAAACGCCCCCAGAGACAGAAGCAGAAACAGATACAAATTCCGTAGCTAAAGCTACGGGCGCTGATGCGCCAGTCGATCCCCGAAAGCGACTATTCGATGAAGGGCTTGCGAAGCTCGCTGCCATGACTGGCAAGGGGCCGGACGCTTGTCGGTCGTTCGTCGGGAAGTGCCTAAGCGCGGCGCAAGATGACGCGGTGACGGTGCTTGGTCTGATTGAAGATGCAGAGCGAAACCGAGTTGCCAATCCATCGGCATGGATTGCAGCGCGGCTGAAGCCGACAGGACCGCCGAGCCTCTCTGCCAAGCCCCTTACCGAACACCAGCGCAAACAGCAGGAAATGAAGGAAGTTCTCAATGAACTCGCAGATTTCGCAACGGGAAGCAGCAGCGGCGGCGAACCGCATCCTGGGCTTCTACGACACGATCCCGGCGGCGGACCCCAAGGCATTCGCGGCGGGACTGGCGGCGACGTTGATGATCTTCCCCCGCGGCGTCATTGAGCGTGCAGTTGACCCGGTTAGCGGCATTCCGGCCAAGATCAAATATCTCAATCTTGCTGCAATCCGCGAACTGCTGGACGAGTGGCATTCCGATGACATCCGGCACAAGCGGCTTACTTCACCGCCGCCGAAACAAATCGAGGTCGCCCGCGATCCCGAAGAGGCGGCTCGGATGGCTGAGAAATTCAAGCAGCTTTCCGCAAGGCTTGCGAGCGGATTGACCGAAGGCACACAGGAGCCACTGCGCGCGGGCCGGGCATCTTAAATCGAACAGAAGGGGCGAATATGTCGAGACGGAAGAATACAGCCGCGCGCGAGCCGAGCGGGAAGGTGCAGCGCCAGCCGCAACAGCCGTCGCCTTTGGAGGCGAAGCGGTTGAGGGATGCTGCACTTGCAGGGATGCGCGATCCGCTGTGGGGCACGGAGCTTGGCCGGCTGCACCTGACGGGCAAGATTGATTTCTTGCAGCTATCGGCCGGCAGACAATGGGCTGAATATGCGGCGCGGTATAGCCAGGCGCTGTGCAGTCCGCCTCCTGATCCGAAAGCCATCGCGATTGGTGTTAGTGGCGGACGCAGCGATATTGACCCTGACAGCTACGAAGGCCGCCGGGAAGTGCGGAGGCATGTGCGAGCCGTACAGTCATTCATCGATGCCGCTGCGGCCCTCAAGGTTGATACCGCATCATCATTCGCGATCGTGCGGACAGTGTGTGAGCGCAACGCGACGATTGCCGGTCATCAGGAGTTAATTCGTCTTGTCAGTGGATTGCAGGCGCTGGTTCACTTCTGGGGATTGACAGAGGCGGGCAAATCACATCATGTCCGATAGGCAAGCTGCACAATCCCGCTCTGGTGGAAACACCTCGGCGGGATTTCGTTTTCCGGGGCCGCGATTGCGCACGAATTTCCCCCGCATCCTTGGCAATCAAATCGACTACGAGGCGATGAAGCGCCAAGGCTTTCACGAACAAGGCATCATCGTCGCCAAGTTGGACGACCACAGACTGGACGAGTTCGAACGTCAGTTTTTAAAGAACATCGGATCAAAGCTATTCGGGCAGAAACCCGAAGCATAATTCAAATTTGGGAGCGGCAAATGATTAGCAATCCTATCTGTGGCCAATCATTGGGTAATTCAGCAGGCGCGTTACTTGGCGGGGATGTGAAGCGCGAACTGGGCATTCTTGAGCGCGGAGCCAACCTTGCAGGCAGCCTCCAAGGCCTTCATGCGAAGCTTTCGAACTTTCGCGACAAGATTGAAGGCGTAGGTGAGATTAAGGCCGGAACGTCGCCGGCAACGCCTTACGGTCTGTCGCCTCAGCTCACTGAGAGCGAGTCCATCCTCCGCGCTTGTCATTCGCTAATGGATGACATCGTGGGCAAATTCTAACCCGGCTATTCGGGCAGAAGGCGGGGGAGTGAACATGATCGACATTCCGCTTTCACAGATCGGCTCGGCCGCAGATTTTGACCAAGCTGTGGCGGATCATATCCGCATGTGTACGGCTCATATGATGGGAAAGCCCAATCAACCAGCCCCTCGCGCGACTGAAATGGTTGAATCGGTTGTGGCGCGCATTCCGCAGGACGGTCCTGTTGCAACTCGTGGGCCGGACCGGTTCGTCGCGTTGCCGTATCAGGTCATAGACGACACGCCAAAGACGCCCGAGCAGCAGCAGACCTTGGGTGTGCTGAGAGAGACGATTAATGGCTGAGGCTGGACGCCCATCGGAATATCGCGACGAGTATGCAAAGCAGGCTGAGAAGCTGTGCTTATTGGGCGCGACCGATCAGGAATTGGCCGATTTCTTCGAAGTTGACGTGCGGACAATCTATCGCTGGAAGCACGATCATGACGGATTTTGTCAGGCCATAAAAGGCGGCAAGGAAATTGCGGACGAGCGCGTAGAGCGAAGTCTGTATCAGCGAGCGGTTGGCTATGAGCAGGATGAGGTCAAAATCTTCATGCCAGCCAGCGCTGCCGAGCCAGTTTATGCGCCTTTCCGGGCCAAGATCGCCCCGGATACGACGGCTCAAATCTTTTGGCTAAAGAACCGCCGCAAGAACGAATGGCGCGATAAACAAGAGATCGACCACTCATCGAGCGATGGGTCTATGTCCCCAACTCGAATTGAGATCGTCGCGCCGGATCATGACAACAGCAAGGATTGAGCTTCCTGAAAAGCTGATCCCGATATTTGTAGGCGAGGCGAGATACCGCATTGCATATGGCGGGCGAGGGTCTGGAAAAACCAGATCGTTTGCCAAGATGGCCGCTGTCAGGGGCTACCAGTTAAGCCAAGAGGGAAAAACTGGGGTCATCGTCTGCGGCCGTGAGTTTATGAACTCATTGGACGAAAGCTCTATGGCGGAGGTCAAGGCCGCGATCGCATCGGAGCCTTGGCTGGCCGGCCATTACGACGTGGGCGAGAAATACATTCGAACGCGGGATGGCCGCATATCGTTTGCGTTCATTGGCCTGCGCCATAACCTGGACAGCATCAAATCCAAGTCGCAGATTCACATTCTCTGGGTTGACGAGGCCGAGCCGGTCAGCGAGTCGGCGTGGATCAAAACCATTCCAACGGTGCGCGAGCATGGTTCTGAAATCTGGGTGACGTGGAATCCAGAGCGCAAGAACAGCGCGACACACAAGAGATTTCGCGAGGACCCGCCCGAAGGCGCGAAGATCACCGAAATCAACTATTCGGACAATCCATGGTTTCCCGAGGTACTGGAAACCGAGCGCAAGAACGACCTGACGAAGCGTCCCGATCAATATGCTCACATATGGGATGGTGACTTTGTAACGGTCGTGGAGGGAGCTTACTACGCCCGGTCGCTGCTTGACGCCCGGAAGGAAAAGCGCATCGGAGCGGTCGCTAAAGACCCTGTGATGCAGTTGCGGGCGTTCTGGGACATTGGTGTGCGAGATGCTACGGCGATCTGGATCGCCCAGTTTGTCGGCAAAGAGATTCGCGCCCTGGATTATTACGAAGCGGTCGGGCAGCCGTTAGCCTCGCATCTCGAATGGATGCGTTCGAATGGTTATGGATCGGCTCTATGTGTTCTGCCGCATGACGGCGCGCAAGCGGATCAGATCACGGCAACTCGGTTTGAGGATCATATTCGCGCTGCTGGGTTTGATGTTCGTACTGTCCCTAATCAGGGCAAGGGCGCGGCGCTAAAACGGGTTGAGGCGGGAAGGCGATTATTCCCCGCGATCTGGTTCAACGAGAAGACGACGCAGCCGGGCTTGGATGCCTTGGGCTGGTATCACGAAAAACGCGACGATGATCGCAACATCGGCCTTGGTCCTGATCATGATTGGTCGAGCCATGCCGCCGACGCATTCGGTTTGATGTGCGTGGCTTACGAAGAACCGAAGACCACGGACAAAGCCTGGAATTTCTCGCCCCGCAAGGTGGCGTAAGGAACATTAATGGCCGAAATGACTGATGAGGAGCTTTCGCGAGCGATTAACACGCTCGTGAAGGACGCCGAAGCATATCGTCAGCAGGTCTATCCCGATCGATTGCGCGCGCAGGAATACTGCGACGGGATCATGAACGACACGCCGAGTGATGATGGCCGCTCGAAGGTCGTCTCGCGCGATGTGCGCAGCGAGATCAAGAAGGTTCTGCCGTCTGTCGTGCGGATCATTCTCGG